AGGGACGGCGGTACATCAACGTGGGGCGCTCCAATTGCGATATCCGTTGGTCCAGGCTCTGCAATCTCTCGGACAACGCTAGGAGTGCTTTCTCCAGACTCTTCTGCTGCTCTTGTAACTCTTCCATCATTTTGATCTCCTCTCATGAATGCCTCTGCGGCGCGTGTCTCAAACTCGTCACAGAAGGCGTCGAAGTCATTCACAATTGCTTGAAAATTCTCGAAACGATTTTCCATAATGCTTTCAGTATTTGAGTGAAACTATCATTACTTGAATATTTATTGGACGACTTTTTTGGACGATTTTTTGCCAGGGAATTTTTTTGGATTTCATAGAATTTGCGTATGTAATTCCTTTTGCGAATTTCTGCTGCCCTCTGAGAACCTTGGGACATCCTTCTGCATCTTTTCATGGATTTTTTTCTGGGGGAATTTTTTTATTTTCGAAGAATATCTATCGGTCGTTTTGATACTTTTGTAGGTTAGGAAGGACCCAAACATTTCGCTCGGCCCCCTTAAGTATACAAAAAGGGGGGCAAATCACTGCCCCCTCGATATAACTGTCAGACTGCTGCTAGTTTCTTACTTAGTAGCACTGCTGTGTGTTGCTTAGGGCGATACGGCAATGTGATGATCTTGCCCGAAGGATGCTGCCATAGTTGATGCTTTGCTCCGTTGCGTTGTTTGATCCAACCGTTGATCTTTGCAATCTTTTGTAGTTGCTTGTCAGTCATGAGTTAGTGTAGAGAAATCAACCGAATGTGGGGATGGCAGCGACTGCCTCCTCATGGTAGCGGTCAGCATAGCACCCTGCCCACCACCAACCCTCAGCGGGGTTGATCATGCCAGCGTAGCGGGTTTGGGGTGCGGTCTCTGTCTTGCGGGCGACCCACATGGTCTCCCTGGTCTGGAGGTCGCTGCACTGAGAGTAGATTGCCATGCTGTGTGGGGTGTGTTGTCTTGAGGTAGTATAGAGGCAAGGGGGGCAGCAGAGACCCCCCTAGTGTGCGGTTCAGAGATCGACCATCATGGCGTTCATCTCGTCTGCATCGATGGCGACGCTATCCCATGCCACCCCATCCTTAGTCTGCCCGAGGTGGCGACCGATCATGCCATCCATCATGCAGCGCACGAACTTATCCCAGGGGGTCTCATTGTCGCCACAGTACTCGACACACGCCTTGGCGGTGTTGTACAGGAACTCATCGTTGCCGATCCACAGGGCAGCGTTCCAAGTCTCGTAGGTTGCCCAACCGTTGTAAGTGGAGAGGGTGCTGGTCATGTCGTTGTGTGTGTTTGTTTGTTGTGTGTATCCTAGTCGGTCTGCCGCTCAGTGGCGGTCGCTGATGTGCCAGGTTGTGGATTGGCACTCAGGGGCAGGGAAGGGGAAAGGGCGACCCTCAGCGAATGCCTGACGGTTGGCGGCAGACCGTGCCATCATGTCGTTGTGCTGTTGAGTGTAGGATGCCATGATGGCGGCGAGGTCGATTTGTTTGTTCATGAGACTAGTATGGCAGCAGATGGGGGGCAATGGGGGGATTGGTGGTCAGTTCAGCAACCGAACACCAGATCAGCGATGGCGTCCGTGATCTCACCAGCACGGCACCACTTCATGGGCGCACCATGCACAGGGCACATCCAGATCATGCAGGGTTCGCCCCACTGCTGAGCGATGCGGTAGGCGTGGCGCATATCGGTTGCCCACATGCACCCGTGAGCATCGAACTCACCCCAGGCGGTGGGTTGGATGGCGATGGCGTGGGTCATTTGGTCTGTCGTTTGTTGGTGATACCATTATAAGCACGGGTCACTGCCCACCTGAGGGCAGACAGTGCCAGTTCCTCAACTGTCCCCGTTTGATGCTGATAGACGGGGTGATGAGGCATAGAATAGTGTGCCAAGTTGCCGCGGCCAATGTGTATAAAGAAAGGGGCAATTGATGCCCCTATGTGTTGCTCAGGCGAGCAGCAGAGAGTAAGGCAGAGCGCCCAACTTCATGCCATTGCGAAACTCAGTCACAAAGAATTCAGTGCCATTGTAGAGACGAATGAACCACTGATAGTTCTTCTGAAACACACCCTCACCAGAGATGCCATGCTCACCGAGAATAGCATTGATGCGAGATTTGGTGGTGTTCGATTGCCAACCACCATCAAACAGACGCACATAGTTCTCACCTACGTCTGCAATGTGGTTGCCGTGCAGATACACTTTGCTCTCCTGAGTGTCAGCGTCAAAGATAACCTCAGTGTTTGCACATTTCCAGTTCTTGCTGCTGCTGATAGCGGCATTCATCTGAAGTTCAATCTTGCGGGTCATGTGAAGAAAAGAATTGGTTTGAGGTGTGGAGAGAGAGATCGGGTCTCATTCCCCTCCACTTCCTTAAGATACGACATCCAGGGGGCAATTGCAACCCCCTATGTGACACTTCCTAGACTGTCACCCCAGGAAGGTGGAAGGGTCGCCGTAGTCTGCAATATGGTGACCGTTGAGACGGATCTCAGCGTACCCGAACTCCTCAGCGAGGGACAGGCACAGATCGTAGGCGCGACCCTCATCACAGACGGACTCGGACTCGTAAGGGGCAGAGGGGACTAGGACTTCGTAACGCATGTTTGGTTTGTTTGGTATGCAACCATTATAAGCACGGGGTCCGACCCATTGGGGGTCAGGTTGTGCCACTAGTCCAACCGCACACTCGCGGCCGACCAGTTTGTATAACTAACTCAATGTTGAGTTGTGTAATCAATCTCCATCACACATTCTACATCAGGGGCATCATAATCATCCTCCTGAATGATCTCGTAATCAATCTCATTGATACACCAACCAGACTTCTCTGAGATAGCATCAACTAGGCATTCTTCATTATCAACTTCCCACACAGTTTCAGCATAACGATCTGCCAACAAGTCTGCAGTTTCGATAGCATCCCAATCAGTCCAATCATCACTATCCAGGGTGCAATCGAAGACGATGTGAGTGATTTTGAATTGCATGAGTTTGTGTTAATTAAGGTCAGACAGTAGCGGGAGAGAGACTAACCTCAACCCTCTTGAGATTGAGACCAGCGAGTTGATCTAAAACACGATTGTGGATGCTGTCACATGCATTTTTGAGGCGAGACTTCTCATACCAAATAGTTACACAACCATCGTTAGTCTCAACCTGAACTCTGATAGTTTGCAAGGTGCAATCCCTGACGACTCATATACAATACAGCATCAGGGACGCATTGCAACCATCACTGTGCCACTTCAGAAAGTGTCATAGTAATCGTCCTCTCGCTGCTTAAATTTGGTAACTTTCTTTTTGCTTTGCCTACGAACATTCTTCACCTCGTATCCAAAGTCTTCAAATTCATCATTGAATTCTTGAAACTTATCGTTGCTGTTGTAGCGATAGTTTTTGTTGCTCATTGTCTTGGGTTTTAGTTACTCAAACTGTGTGATTATTTAGATTGAACAAGAACACCATTCTTGATTTGTTGGTTAATGAAACGACCAACAGATACCTCTGATTGTTCTAATTCAACACCAATGAGTTGTTCACTCAATTGTTGTTCGAATTCTTCTACATTTTGACAATCAAAGCTATATTCTTTGCCAATATTACTATTATACACTACTTTTACTACATTATTCTCTATAGTAACACTATTAATAGCACTACTATTGAAATTAGTAAAGGATTTTGTCATGTGTGTGTTAATCTTTAAAGTTTAAGAGTTAAAAAATCTGAAAAACTCAAAAAACTTAAAAATTAAGAATTCTCAGTTTTTGAAAAATCTTAAAAAGTGAGTTTTTTGTCTTTTTCAGATTTTGAGTTTTCCACAATTTCCACAAGTTGGGGAAAACCGTAGAGTTGGGGCAGTCCTCACCTCTGCCCCTTGGAGGGTCCTCCTTCCTCCCCCCTGGTCTCCATATTATAGAGCACCTCTGATGGTCTTCGAGGGTTTTTGGGACACTTGGAGGACTGGCACATGTGTTCTTGACTTTCGATAGGTAGCGTGCTAAGCCAACATCTCCACCGCACCTTACCCCCATTTAATTAACCATTTCTTATTATTGATTCTCAATAACACTCTGCCTATTGAGAACCCTTGCAGCATCTAGCGCGGAAGCACCTTGAAAACCTTGTTGATTCTCAATATCATCTCTCTTCAGATGATATAACTGAGGCCATGTATTTCGTATGATTTCTGCTAGTTTGTATGGTGTATTCTCATCAATCATTCTTCTTGACTACAGCAATTACTTTCTTATCTGGATGTAGGTGTGTAATCACATCTCTTGCATCTTCATAGTCAATTGCATCTGTTACTGAGTAATAACATACCATCTTGTTGTTATCATCCCATGCTTGTACTTCGTATGTCATATGTAATTGTTGATAGTATTAGGTGAGAAGAATGATGGGTATGCTTCAATTAATTTAGGATCATATTTAGCACTAATGATTTGATCTCTCCAATCAATTTGTGCTTTCTTTCTTATCCAACCTGATCTATCTAATACTGCTGATTTATTATTAATGAAAGCAATTGAGTTTTCTTTTGTTGGTATAATAGATGATGGTGTTTCCCATATGATTTGTCGTAGTGGTGTAAGTAATACATGATAGAAATAATCAGTATCTTTTACCGAGCGAGTACCATCATTATTTGTTTGAAAGAAGAAATTATATTCATCACGATAGACTTCCACACCACTACGTTGTTTCATACCACTATCAAGGCCACATGAATGAACAACCTTTTTTACTTGACCACGTACAATTTGTCCTTCCTTTTCAATCCAGAGATCAGCACCATCATCAATAATAGGTTCTGCACAGTTAATACCAAGATATAAGAAATGTGAGATGATGATGTGTTCGCATGATCCACCACTAAAGATAGCTTGTTTTTTACCAGCAGGATTTCTCTCTTCTGGTAAGAGTGGTGGCATACATGGTTGTATGTTACGTTCTGATTCTGGTCTTGCGCGTGTCATGTTGGTTGTTCTTGTTGTTGAGTATAAGTGAGGGGAAAGAGTTTGTCAAGAATGGTAGAGCATTCTTGGTAATCATCTGATGTGAGATGAGTCTTTTCGATTTGATACCTTCGTACTGCAGTAAAGATCAGTTTATATTGTTCTGGGGTGAATTCTGATTGTTCAATTTGTGCGAGTCGTTTCATACCATTTGAATTGTTTTTGTACAAATCGTTTAGAGCTTTGTTTGCTGCTTCACGACGTTCTGCTTCTTCTAACATTTCTTCGTGTGTCATTTGTTCTTCTCACAATAAAGGAAATACTTGTACTCTGCAACTTGATGTGGTGCATAGCGTACAACATCACACTCCTTATACTGATCAACCACTTCAAATGATGCAGAGTTGATTGGTTTGCCATTACTAGTGATATATGCCAGCACAATCAGAATAATGATGAATACAGCAGAGGCAGCAACAAATACACCAACACCACGCAGAAACTCTTTTAGTGCATACTTATCTTCTTCAGTCATAGGGTTGTTGGGGATCTTTCTTCCAGGTATCAGTATAGCACATCCAACGCTCTTCGTGTGGTGACATTTCTGCCGTCCAATGATATCCGTTGGTATCAATTGCATCCAAATAGTGTATCCTTGTCTTTGGATCAATCACGCGGGTGATCGTTACAAACTTTGCTCTTTCCATCATTCAAACCCTTCTACTGGATATTGTTGGGGTGGATCTTTCCAATCTATAATAGCATTCACTAGATCAATTAAGCAAGCATCACGACCTTTGAATGATGCGGCTACGAATACATCATCCCACCAGTCAGATACAATGTCATACAGTTCTTGTTGTTCTTCAGTCATTTCAGTAGATTATTCAGATGAGTGAGAGTTTCCACAGTCCAGTTGTTGATATCACCATGAGGAGGATACAACTTACTATACCACAAACCATATACTTCTGGGTTGATGTGTTGGATCTTCTCTAGAGTGTTAGCAATCTGAAAGTCGATGTCAGTCATTCAATTACCTCCCAATGTGTGTCAGATTTGTCACCGAAACGATTAGTGCCAGTACGGGTGCTAACCCAGAAGAAGTATTTGCGATTCTCTGATGCAAGGAACAATTCACCACCAGTATCTTGCTCTACAATACAAATGGGGTTGTTATCCATAGTATTAGCAAGACGATTCTTTGCCTTGGATGATTTAGGTTTGACGGTTACTTTTCTCATGCCATCAACGCTCCAGAAGGAATTTGAACAATCTCAGGCAGTTTGTTTTCAAACTCGTGCATATTATAGCACACCCACTCACCGTTACGGAAGATGTAAGCATACTCTTCGCTCTTCAGCGGATCAAGATACTCACACAGATCATTATCAAAACGAGGAGGACAATCAGTGCCATAATACTCAGGTTGATTGTCATTATTCCAGCAGACACTCATGTCACCACCATCAATCAACTCTGCTGCTTTAGCACGAGTGTTGTAGTGAGTGTTGAGAATACGACCCAACCATTCGGGATAACCATCCCAGTGGTGGTAAGCAGAGACAATAGAACCGTTCTTGAGTTCGAGACCGATGCGGGAGCGGGTTGCCATGGGGTGTTTCGCTGATGAACTTATTATAGGGCATCAGGTGGGCGTGTCTGTGTCCTCTGTGCCACCTGTTGAACTGTCCATGTCCCATGGTATTTTACGCTGCCACAGCCTTAGAAGTGCTTCAGACGGTTCAGGAGGATCATTAATAGCATTAAACATCGCATCATAGTCTTCCTCACTCACATAGAATGTGATTGGTTGTTGATCTAATCGTGTTCTACGCTCTTGACTGATGACAGGAATATACATGTCATCATATGGGTAGATATACATGTGATACCAACCATTATTAATCTCTTCAAAGAAGGCACAACGATCTATATTGTCATTGTAATTGACAAATCTAAATGTGAATCCATTACTCCATGCCCAGCATGAATCTTCAATCCAGGTAAGTATCTTCTTCATCATAGTCCAGTTCCTCTTTGAGTCGATCCATTACTTCATCCATGGAATATGTCTCCACCTTACCTAGTTCGATGTCCTCCACCATTTGCATCAGATATTCTAGGAATTCTTTGGGATACACATCATCTTCATTCAAGGAAGTCCAGAACCATTCTTTACACTCTTCCTCTGGGTCGTCCTCGCGCAGCAGCGCGTAACCATCGTACCGTGATGACATGAGATCACACCAAATACGGAAGTTACAACGAATGCTCTGCCATCCTGTCATCCAGGCATGACCAAACCAGTATTCAAACCAGTTCAGTTTCGTCTTCAATTGCTTCATCGATTGCACCCCAGTTCCATGTACGTTCTATGATACCAACATCAAGACCAAATTTGTACGCCCAGAGCATAAGACTCAACGTGCTACCGTTGCCTGATTTGATCTGAATGTAAGGCCATGCAGCATAATCATTCCAACTCACAGAACCTTGAAACAACGCCCAACGCTCAGTATGCAACAGTTGAATGTACCAATCGTGCCCGTAATCGTATCTATGCTTGAATGTTGCGAGTGAAAGTTTCATAGTCCATTAGTCTCCCATATTTGAAATGAATTCTACATCTAGGCCAATCTTCCCATGGTCCTTCCCATCCCTCAGGATGTACTTCAACATACTTGGTAATAGGATGTAATTTTACTTTACCATGATTACCATTCTTCACCCACTCAAAGTTTAACCATGCTCGTTCTTCATTATATCCAGGATCCCCTGGTTCATAGATCTTTAGGTCTTGAGTTTGAGTATAGTCAATCAAATACAAATAACCAGCAGGATCTAACCAGTATTGTGACAACGTGCCACCAATACCTTCCTCAATATCTTTTGTCTGGCAGGTGACATTTGTGAATTCTGGTCCTAGATCAAACGATGATCTGAAGTAATCGAACATTCCCATGGCATTTACTCAAACTCTCGTGTTCTATTTGCTTGATATGGTACAACAGGAATCTGGTATGGCACATCGCAACTCACACGAATATCTGTGCCCTTGGTTGCTTCTGCCATCTCACGATAACCTAGACCAACATACACTTGACCAGCGCATACTGCGGCCGCCATGATACCCCAGAACACATAATACCAGTTAGATTTCACTTGTTTGATTGGTTGGTGAAATGGTCGCTCACGTACCGTTTGTCCCTTATCAGGGCTTTCATAGATCATTTTGGACATGATGTAAAGAACTCTCCATTAATATAGCAGGCAGGTCTCTCTTTATCAACCCTTTGCTTTGGTTTCGTTATATATTCGAAATAACTGGCAACGGGATCGTTCGAAACGATGATAGGCACATCCACGCACCCCATGAGCAAGCAAGTAGAAAGTAGAGTGATCATTCTTCGAATTTCTTGAGTGTTATGGTGTTATCATCATTGACAATCCATTCCAGGATATCACCATCTTGCCAATTAAGGTGATCAAGGATCTCATCTGATAGAGGCAGGATGCATTCCTCTTCGTCACCCTCTAGAGTAACAGTATAGGTTGTATTCTGGATTGTATCGTTGGATGTACTTGATTGCGTGGTCATGTGTTTGAAAGTAACAGGTTTTCTTTTCGTTCTTATCTTCTAGTCGATATGGAAATGTATCAACATAGGGAAAGAGTGCAAGATCAGAAGAATAAACGAGGGCGTCTGTCGTCGTCTTCGTCTTTGCGGATGAACGCTTGGGCGTTGGTGATGTCTTGCTGGACTTCTTCTGGGGTTTGGTCGATGAAGTATTCTGTGACTTGGTTGATCGCTTCGGTTGCGTCGTCAGCGACTCCAAGTTCTTCGAGAGAGCGGAGTTTGTTTTCGATCGCGTTGATGAAGTCTTCTTGGGTCCAGGTGTTGAGGATACTTTCTTGCGGGTCGTTTTCGTCCCAGCTGATGGTGAAGGTGCCGTTGTCTTCTTGCTTGACATTAATCATTTGTCTCCAAGGGTGTAATCTTTGAGTGATTCTTTTTGAACGTGAGCATATTCATGACTGGTGAGGTTGATCAGATCAGATGTGATCTTCTCCAGCACTTGAAAGCATGATCCAGGCAGGTTAGAGTAGTTACCAAAACCAGGACCATAGAGTGCATCTTTCACCTTATCCATGAGTGTGGTGTATGCAGCTAGTTTATCATCAAACATGTCAAGATAAAGGTCTTCATCTGTCGGTTTCTTAAACGGAGGGATGTCAATCATTATTCTAAACCAATAAGATCTTCTTGTTGTTGTAGTACGGTGCCCATGGGACCTTTCTGCAGACGTGCAAACTCTTCCTCTGCTTTCTGCCAATCTTTGAACCTATCATGGAGATCTTCATCCATCGTCAGTTCATACTCTTTGCAGATCTTACGCTGCTCTTCCTCACGCACACAGTCATTGAAGACCAACGACATAGCACCAGAGCGAATAGATTCAGGTGCCATACCTACACAGAGGAGAAACTTTTCAAAAAGTTTGAAATACTGCTTGGCGTTAAGGTCTGATGCAGGCGCTGTGATAAGATAATGCTCTTCAGGGACAAAATCATCTGAAGTCCAGGAGGATGTCCCATAGGTTGGTTCGAATGTCGCATCAAATTTGAATTGTACTTCAGCGGTGTAAGTCATTCTTCGTTCTCGTCAGGGTTTTTAGGATTAGCGAACGTGCCGTAATTGTATGTGTAATACAGGAAGTTGTTGATGCTACGCTCGATGCCTAGCGATTCCTTCACATCCAACCACGACTGGTATTCTAACTGAAGGTCTGGTCCTAAGTCAATAGTTACTTGCATTACTGAAATACCATTTCTCCTACATTGTTCTCGCGTATCTTACCATAAGCAAAGAAATTAAATGCAACTGTCCATCTAGATGCATCAATCATGTTTTCACTTACCTGATGTATTAAGTATGATGGAAACATTACACATTGACCACTGACTGGTTTGATTGTCCTATGCTCAGAATTGTACTCATTCAAAGATGTTACATCTGCTTGCATGTGGGTAGAGAACAATCGATTACCATTTGAAGCTGGACTGTAAAGATGAAAGTCTCCGCTATTGGGTGGTGTATCTAGAAATAATACACCGCTGATCATAGAATTTGCATGAGCATGTGGGCGACCTTTATCACCACGTTTGTGAAGATTTACCCACGATGTAGTCAGCTGAACATCTAGATTATATCCAAGAAGAGTGATAAACTCTCGTGCATGTAAAACAATTTGTTCCGCTACATTTGGAGTTCCACTGAGTACATACTGATTATCTGAAATAAAACCATTTGGTCTTTGTTTCATTACAGAATTCTTGAAGAACTCAGTTTCTGTAGAACTTACATCAATTAGAGATGTGTATAGTGGAGTTGGAAATAGAGGTAGAATTTCACCGTTCATGTCTCTTTATGTTCTCCTGACGTATTTTTTCCAAAAGCACATCTGCCTCTGCATTGTTTCCAGAATTACACGCTTCCATGTATGATACAATTAGATCACGCAATTCTGGTGTGATTTCACAACCACTGCAATTAGGATCTGAGTTCATCATAGTCTGTGTAGAGAGTCTCTTCTTCATCCATCTGCTCAGGATCCAACCACTCAAAGAACTCGTCAGCGAGAGCTAGAGCACTGTCATGATCATCGTTAGCAAGCAACTCTTGGAAACGATCACATACCCAGTCATAGATGCCGTCACGTTGAGCAGAGAGGCGTTCGATAGTTTGAATGTCCATCAGAGTTTGTTAGCGAAAAGGATGTTGTTGAGGTGGTCGTACTGGATGAATTCTACATCATCAGGCAGCAGAGAAACGGCAGCAGCGGCGAAATCGTTAGGAAACTTAGCGAAGAGACGCCAGAACTTCTTTACACCGTCATCATCTAGATCTTCATGAGGCAGGACACGGACTTCCCAGGTGCCACGAGTATAACGATTGGGGAAAGGATTGATGTACTCTTTGATGTGCTCTTGCAGTAGATTCATTTGGTAAAGACCTCAACGTTGTGCTCGTA